GCTGGGATGGTAGTAGTATTGTCCACTACCGTGGCGCCAACGATCAGCATGAGCCAAAGAAGCAATGCTTAATAGAAAAACAAATAGAATTTTTTTCATAGTATAGTTCCTTTACTACAGTATTAGTATAGTGTATTTAACACTAAAAGTCAAATTTTATTTGGCTTAATATTGCTAAATTCAATTGGATGCCATCCAAATGTGTCTGGGCAAAATTTACAATGCGCAATTGGATTATCGATGTTTTTGAAAAATTCTTCGCCATGCTCATCAAACTCGTCAATACTCAATCCGGGATCTGTATGGATTATGTCTCGATCTTCGTCTGAAATATCGAACGGATATTGTTGATCGAATTCGGCCATCAATGGTGCCGGTCCGCATTTATAAATTTTACCATTGATAAAATGATAATTTTTATGCAGAACTTGGGGGCAAATAGCATGTGCTACCGCCGGATCACTTTTCCATAGTGTGCGAGTACCATCTGGTCGCTCAATGATATTATTTTGTAGAAAATCAAAATTTTTCCATATATGAACCTGAACAAAGTTGGAATCGATGAATTGATAATCTGAATTTGTGTTTGACAGCAGGGCTGGACCTTCTTGTATTGGTGGTGTTAAAAAATTTCTAATTCGAGCAGTAAGAGGTGCAATATCAGCGTCTCGATGTACGCTTACTGCTACCCAGGAACCATGTTTACGGCAAGTATCGTATAGTCCGTCAACTAAATCAAGACGAGTACCATTGGTAATAATTTCTGGCGAGTATCCATCGGGCCATGTGGTGCGAATACCCTCGATCCATTTGTTAATACTGGGATTAAGCAGCGGCTCGCCGCCTAGGATCATTGCTTTAACTACATTGATTTTTTTAGACCACCGTTGAATAATTTCAGCATAATCATCATAATTTTGCCAACCAGCAAATTTATAGTTATTATATCTGTTACAGTTAGAGCAGGTTAAATTACATACATTAGTAATATAAAATTCAAGTTTGTTGATTGTGATGCGGTCGTCCATAGATTGTATTTACTACTAAATTGTTTTGGGGATTTTAACTACGCCGCTTTAAGGCTGCCTTGGCATTTGAGTCTACCACAGCACGGGCTTGGTCAACTGACATGCCGGTTGTGGCTTCTGTGTCACCTTTAAAACTAACTACACCGGACTGTGGGTCTAGGGGGTCTAACACATTGCTCAATGGAGGTTGGCCAATTAATTCGCCCAGGTTCTCTAAGGTAACATTGACTTCTAGACTCTTTGCTAAATCAATAAATGCCTGTTGACTAATTTGTTTTTTAGCGGATTCATCATCACTACGACCAGACAGAAACTGGCTAAGAGCCATTAATTTCTGTGAGTTCGAATCTGCAAATTCAAAAAGTCGCATTATCTGCGGCCACGACCTAACGAGGCTTTCGGTACGCCAAGGTTAGCATCCATTTCAGCATCGATATCACCTTCTGGTGCTGGTAATTCAGCTGGCATTTCTTCGGCTGGTGGTAATTCTCCGCCCATGTCTTCGCCTGGAACTTGTGGTGCTTGTCCAGTAACTACACCAAGTGCGGCTTCTAATTGCTGTTTAGCGCCTTGTAAGTTTTGTAGGAGACCACTTAATGCAGCACTTGCATCGCCATTGAACTGAGTAGCTTGTTCACCGCCGACTTCGTTTTTAATTTGATCTACCAAGGCTGGCAAATCTTTAAACTGCATAGCACTAACTTGCTCGCTCATTTTTTGAACTTGATCAACCATGTCTTGACTGGCTAATACTACTTGAGCTTGTTGAACTTCGCTTGCTTCACGCAATCTGCGTTGGCGGCTTCTACGACTTTCATTTTGGGTAGCTACAGCAGCGCCGGTTACCAATAGTTGTTCTGCGGGACTAAGCGACTGCCCGGCTGCACTCTTAGTTAATGCTGCTTTGAGTGCCGGATCTTGAGTAGAATTAATTTTTTGTTGCATTTCTTGTTTTTGCTTTACTGGATCTACTGGTGTAGTAGAAGTTGTCTGGTTAGCTGTGGCGCCGGCAGGTTGCCCAATTGCTACAGTTGCATCTTCTCTGATCTTGGCGGCTAAAACTTGTTCCATCATGATCAATTTAAGATACGAGGCGTTTTGTTCGCTGTGGTGAAATTCTGGAGTGCGACGATGTTCTTTGACTAATGTGCGTACACGATTTAATAGGCCGCGAGCTTGTTTAGAAGTAATAGTGTCAAGTTTGACACGACCACCAAAATAACTTTCAAAGACCTTGGCGGCCTGCTTTGTTGGGTGTATTGCGGCTAGTTCTAGCAGTTTCATTATTGAATCCTTTGTATTGAATATATTTAGCCCAGTTTACACATTTGGTCAATTCGTTTTCCACTTGTTTTTTACGGATAATTTTAGTTTCTAACTTGGTTCCGATACTGTCTCTAAATTCCCATTTTGTACTACGCTCGGCGATCGCTGTTCTAACAACAATATCGGAGGTAATTGCACCTAATTTATTGTCTAATACTAGTATATCACGAGCTGTATTATATGCGTTAAACTTATCAGCTATACACCAACTTAGTGCTGATTTGGTACTATGAAAATTCCCAACTTCTGTAGCTGAACAAAATACTTGATATCCGGGGCGTTGAGGAATAATGCGATATTTTCCAAATACTTCGTATTCGCCTGCATCATTTTGCCAGAGTAAATTAGGAGTTATATCCTTAAATTCCTGGCGAAACATACGGTCGAATTCTTGGTCTGATTTCATTTAAAGACGTAGTGTGCTGTTAGATAAAGTACTGATGCTCCTAAGAATCCAATGATTCCCACTCCCCAATTAATTAACCTATCAGTATTTTTTTCGGTTAATTTACTTACACAATCTTTAACTTCTTTAACCATAGCAGACACACTATTAATCTTGGTATCTAAATTGGTTAATTGTGCAATAAGACCATTGTATCTCTCGGCACATAATTCTACATGCGCTTCGAGGCTATGCTTTTCTATTTCCGTTGGTTCGACCATGTTATTTTCTCTAGTTTAGTGGAATTACTAATTCCTATTAACTATTTATGGAGATAGGCATAAACCAGATGTTCTTATTAGTACCATGACTAATTAAAACTGATCCTAATTCTAGTGTATTATTTAAATTAGTAATCATAGGAATGCCGTCGGCATCTTCTCTTAAAACTGCTACCGGATCTTCTTTAGTACCAAACACATCGGGTGTTTCGACTTCAAATTCAAAACTCCAAGTTCCGTGATACTCCGTTGGTTCTAACAAATCAAAAATCTGAGCTCGCATAGATATTAATTGTGTCAGTGTTTCCCAATTTCTTTGTTGATTCCTGGCGCGATTCCAAGATTGTATATCGGTAATTTCTTGCCCTGCGCGATCATAAAATGGAATTTTTGTTGATTTAAAATGTCCAGTTACCCTAGTTGCAGTAATATCAAATTGAGTTTGGCAGACAAATCTCATTTTTTACTCAGCTCGTAAAATATTTCTATTTTTTCACATAGATTATTTAATTCTGGATTGTCTCTGCGAGCAGAAAATATATCAACCCAGCGTTTTTGTTGTTCAAGCTCTTCGAGTTCTCGTTGAAGTTCTGGATCCTGTCTATGTAATTCTCTTACTGTGCTTCCGGGGCGGCGAGCATACACTGTACGACCACCGTCGGGACTTTCAAACACTGTTAATTCTGTAATTTTGCTAACCATCATATAAAATACTTAGCCAACAAAAAACCCTAGAGTTTTAATTCTAGGGTTTTTGCATTACTAATTAATTAAATTAATTAAACCAATGGTGACGAAACAAAAGTTGCGTTGCCATAAGCAGCTGTCCAACCATAGTTCAAGCCGCCAGATGCGTTAGCACCTTGAGCTGAAGCCAATAATGTTGCTGTATTAGCAGCACCTGTTGGGTACAATGCCAATTGCAAAATTGTTGGTGTCAATGGATCAACTTGATACATTGCAACTGTTGTGGTTTGTTGAATACCTGTTAAAGTATTACTAATAAAACCAGCAGCATTTGCAGCACCAGAAGTAACCATAGAGTTGTTAGATACGATTGAGAAAAAGTCAAGTTTTGGACCTTGAAAATTTACAGGACCTTGAGCTGCGATGTTTGCGGACTGAGCAACTGAACCATTTAATACATCAGTTGCGAATACTGGTTGTGCGCCACCAGAAACTACGGTAATATAAGCCATTTTAAATCTCCTTAATATATGGACACAGAGGTCCTGCTTTTATTTATACCGTTTGGTAAAAATTAGGAGTTAGCTACCGGTTCTGGGTTGTTTATTTGACGATTTGCTGCAGTAAATCCGCCAGCTAACCGGTTAACAGCCTTGGCCATACCGCCAGGAGTGGCCATTACCCAGCCTTCTTGCCCTGGATGTTGTAGGTCTAATTGTCCTAAAATATCCATTTTAATATCATGTAACAGCTCCCAAGCAGTAAATGCTGCGGCCATTCCTGCTAAATTACTACGGGGACTTTGTAGATATTCTACAATATTTTTAAATTTCTTAGGAGTAACTCGTTGTTGTAACCACGGCCCAAATTGTGCTAACAAATTATCAAATCCGGTGCCTACTCGACTATTAATATAATCCACACATAATTTAGGTAAATCAGTAATTTGTAATGCACGAAGATCGTTGGGATTGAATAGTTGATCAATAGCTGCACCTTGAGATCTATAAAGACCTTGTAGTTGCTTAACCAGCTGTGTTTCTGGTTTAACATTTTCTTTAGCATACACAGGTTCTAATAATAGTAATCCAGGTACCCGTTTAAACTGAACATTGCCAAGTGGTTCTTTTGGTGCTCCTGGTTCTGCATATTTTGTGTGCATAGCAATGCCAACCTCACTAGCACCTATACGCTGTCCTATATCGCTATTAGCTGGGATTTTATATTCTATAGCATTGGGTGTAAACACATAATTTCCAGATTCCAGCGGCGGTGTATTCATGTATAATAGATCGCCTTGAACAAACCCACGGTAGTTAGGAGGAACAGCAGCATCTAACATATCCCATAACTTATTATATATAGGAGAAAGATCTTGAACCCGGGTGGCAGCCTTACCTTGTGCCGCTGCATCGGCATCTCTTGCGGCTAAATGTCGTGTAACTTGGTTAGGGCTGGTAAACAATCCATTGTAACCTTTGGCAGTAAACCCAGATACATCAGTTAATATAAATGTACCATTGGCATCTCGGCCAAAGACTAATGCTGGCTTACCATCCCATTTAACTGTAGTGGTTTTTCCTGTATCAGCGGAAGTATGTTTTACAATATCTAATGCCTTCTTGATACCGGCACTACCATTACGGAATACATAATCTTCTAAGTGTTCAATGCCTTTGGCTCGTCCGCCTTGTACTTCGGCTTCTACAATAACCTGCATGCCTTGATTGACAATGCGATCGCGGAGACGGGCAAGGAAGTTTACATCACTATATTCTATATAAGTATCGGAATCTGTGCTTTCCATAAACGGTAGGCCTTCGCGTTCCATGTGTTGTTTAAAGTCGGCTAATTTTGCATCGCGCTTAGGATCGGTGCTAAGTGCCTGTAATATCGATTCTACACTTGCTAAGTCTTGTCTTGTGGCCGTTTTGTTCAATAACAGTTTAGCCACTGCATCTGGATCATTGGAAATTAATGTGTCTTTGGCACGATCGGCAATACCAGCATTTTGATTTAGTTTGTATCCTAAACTTTTAGCGATACTATTCATTAATACATTGCGCTCGCGACCTTTATATTTGCTGTCCACTGGCATTGCACCTAGTACAAACTTTGACCACGGAACATCTTTCATAAACATAAAATCTGTTTGCACATAGCCACGATCTGGGCGGCCGTCTATAGGAGTTTTAAAATGTACGGCACTGCCGGACTTACGAACATAGTCTTCGGGTTTAAATTTGTTAGCAACTGCCCAGGATTTAAGTCTATATTCTAATTGTTCTTTACTAACTCGATTAGCATCTACCGCAATATCTAAATCACCGCTGGTATCTTTAATTCCAGTTGATCCAAGTGTGTTGTTCTGTAAATCTAACCCAGGAAG